GGTGCTAACTGGAATACTAATGATAGTGAGAGTTACTATAATATTAAGCCTGTATTGACTGATGACGGTACGATCTTTACTACAGTGATGTTTACGAGTAGTGCATTTAGTATTTACAAAACAGTACGTTCATCTGATGCGACAACAATTACCAGTAGCGCATATCAGACTGCTTATAGCTTGACTACATCTTATGGTAAAGGAACTGATATATACTACGGACAACGAACGATTGGCTCTCGTGATGGTAATGCTGTTATTGCCTTCTGTCCGTATTACTATTATGGTTCTGGTGTCTATTCTTACGTAATTGATCGTACTAATAATACATACTATCAACCTACATTCATGAATAGTGGTAATAGTAGTATCGGCTTTGCCACAGTCCCTTATGGTGATGATGGTTTTGCTACGTTCTACTGCGGAAATGGTTACGCAGGTAACTACACTGGTAACTACATCACAGGTATTTGTAACCGTAATGGTATGGGTGTATTTGAGCAGTCAGGTACAAACATCTATATGCCATATCATACAGGTCCAAACACTACCAACTACCCAGGCTTTACCCAAGTAACTGACTATGCTATGTTAACCAATCAGACCGTGATCTAAGGAGGTCAGTATGTATGTTGTAATTTCAAATAATGCTGTAAACATTACAGATAGTTTAGATGGTTTAATGGATGGTACAGAGCACACTGTATTAGAATTGAAGGAGGGGGATTCAACCCTCGCCCTTCGTTATGCTCTAGTTGATGGTAAGATCATTGACCAGTTTGAAGGTAAAACTGATGAACAGGTATTAGCACAGATTCTGGCAGACGCTGAAGCTGCTCAGGCAGAAGTAGTTGCTGCTCCAGTACCTAAAGCGCCTATTACTAAGTTAGCTTTCATGGATCGTTTCACTATGAATGAATTAGCAGGTATCTATACTGCAGCTAAAACTGAAGTGATGATCGAAGTGTTCTTGGATAAGTTAAAGCTATCAACAGAAATTGATTTATCAGATGCTAACACTATTGCAGGTGTTAATGCTCTTGCTACGGCAGGTTTGTTAACTACTGATCGTGCTAAGGAAATCTTAGCATGATGAGACGATTACTGTTATTAGTTGTTATGCTTCTGGCAGTAATCACATTCGTATTATGGACACTAAAATACCTTTGGTATTTAGTGTTCGATACGAATGTGTCTTGGAAGCTGGCGGTATCTCTTGATCAGCTTGCCAATACTGTATTAAATGGGAACGAGGATGAGACAATTTCATCACGGTCTGGTAGACATAGTCAACAGGATGAGAATCGAGAATGTTGGGCTGTATGGTTATGCTGGTTACTTAATAAATTAGATCCAGATCACTGTAATAAAAATATAGGTGTGTAATGGCAGAAGAATCGCTAGATAGGCACATAACTGATGTGAACTACTTGAAATTAAAAGGTGAGATTGATCTATTAAAGCAAAGCCTAGATAGTCGTATTAATGGGCTTTCTGAAAAACATGGCGATCTACGTGGTGATGTCGATGCTTTAACTAAGGCAGTCCAAGGATTAGCTGAAACTGTTAGCAGTGCAGTTAAGTACATTTTAGGTGGTGCTGCTGTTATTAGTTTCTTGATGTCTGGATATGGCGTTAAAGTGTTAACTGTCCTTGGGGGCGGTGCTTAATGTCACAAATAGATAAACAAGTGTTTTACTTTCAGTGGTTTAACCGTATCTTTTTAGTAGTACTAGCATTGATAGTTGTAGTTCTAACCTATTGGACTCTTGAACCTGATCCATTAGAAGTTGATTACGTTGATAATGAGCTTAAATGGTCTAAGTGTAATAATCGAGAGTTTAGTTTTAAGCGTTATGTTAGGTCTGAAAAAGACTTAACAATCGTTGTACAAGAGCGTTGGCATGATATCGATGGTATGATGGATTACAAAGGTACGGAAGGTGAATATGTCTATGGCAACCGTGTTACTTACACACTTGGCAGTGGATTTAATAAAGTAATGACGTTCAATAAAAAAGTACCTAAAGATGTTACTATAGGTAGGTATGAGTATCGTCCTTGGGCTACTTATAAGATTAACCCTATTAAGACGATTACACGCCTATTACCAGTACAAAATGTGGTAGTAATGTGTGATACAGTTGAGGTGAAATAAAATGTTATTTGTTATGCATTTAGCTGCAATTACAGCAGTATTCTGGGGTTCATTATTTCACACAGAAGAAGTAGATGCAGCCGATTTTCAACGTACAACCCTATCTTATCTGGCAGGGGATGGTTATGTCACAGGTGAGCATCAACGAAATATTATCAGCTTCGATACCATCAAGTCAGGTAGTACAGGACTGTTATACGCAAATGTTGATTCACAGAGCTTCAATGGACCAAAAGCGTATAATGTTAGCCGTATTGTCGGGCATCTTGGTACAGGACTACATCTTGCAGGACAGATCCAAAATACACAAGGATATAGCAATACCAACATTGGTATGGGTTATGACTGGTTTACTTCTAGTGGTTTTGTTGGCGCAGATGCTTATTATCGTACAGATAGCTTAATGGGCGATGGTGTTTATGTATTTGGTTTTACTAAAATTAATCTAAGTGATAATTTCACTTTTGATGGATTTATTGATGTATCTGCCCCTAATAAAGGTCAAGCACAATGGTTAGCACAACCTTCTATTATGTATCATTTTAATAAGGATCTCAGTGCTGGTATTGAACAGCAATTGTATCTTAATAAAGGGTATGTTAAAGGGCTTGATGAGTCAGTGCCTCAGATTAAATTAACTTATGGATGGTAAATCATGAAATTTGATAAACGACTGTTTTGGTTATTTGTTCCAGCTATTGTTTTTCTTTATGCTGTTAATGCTAGCTTATTATTGGAATTCGTTAGTGTTCTTTCACTAGGTATGTTAGTTGCAGGATTAACGCATGTTATCCGCAAAATCTTACTTCCTTATATTGATATGGGCGATGTGGCAGAACAAGCTAAACTTTCAGCTACAGGTAGTGGATTAGTCTTTTTAGGTGCATCTATAATGGTTGCTGCCTTTGCAGTAATGATTAGTATGCTGATGACAACAGGGCATTAATATGGATGCCTTACCTGCTAATGCTATAACCTATTTACCTGCTCTTAAACAAGAGCAGGTAGCATATTGGCAAGAACACTATAAGCCTAACCTATTAGCAGGACAGGTTGAGCAAGAAAGTTGTACATCACTTAAATCACCTAAATGTTGGTCACCTAATGCTGAGCTTAAGACTGATAGAGAATGGGGTGTAGGTTTAAGTCAGTTCACCAAGACACAATCCTTTGATGCTATTGAGGAAATTAAATCCAAGCATCCAGAGATTAATTGGGGTAACTGGTCATTCGATCATCCATATCAAGCTAATTACCAGCTACGTGGATTGGTAGTCTACATGCGGGATTTAAGCAGCGAGATTAAGGGAGCAGCAACGCCAGAGGATAATTACCAAATGGCATTATCATCTTATAATGGTGGCATTGGTGGATTAAGAAAAGAGCGATTGAAGTGCAGCATGACACCCAACTGTAACCCCAATGTATGGTACGGTAATGTTGAATTAAGCAGTATTAAAAGTCATAAACCATTCAAAGGTTATGGTCAAAGTCCTTATGATATTAATCGTGGTTATATTAAACTAATATATAGCCGCGCTATTAAATATGAAGGACGATACTAATGCAAGTCTACCTTATAATTGCATCAATTATAGCTGGTTTTATTACTGGTTGGAGCGTAAATGGTTGGCGACTCAACGCCGAAATTGCATCATTATATGCAGCTTGGAATGAAGCTTATAACAATCAAGTTAAAGTTACATTAGATAAAGAACATGAGCTTAGTCAATTGAATACACAGATAGAGGTAAATAATGCTAATCAAGCAAAAGCAATCGATGCTGTACATACTAAAAATATCAAGCTTGCTAATACTGTTAAACGGTTGCAGTACACAGCCAGTAGCAATAACAGCACCATGCCCAAAACCAGTAGTTCCTGCCAGTGTGCAAGCTCAACCGCCACAAGTGGACTTTCAGACGAGAGTATCAACCTTCTTACTGAACTGGCAAGGGAAGCTGATGAAGCAGCAAGATACGCAAATACCTGCCATGAATGGGCAGTAGGCGTTACACAAGAACTGGATAAACCTCATTAAAATAAGTAATTCTATAAGAATTAGTGTAGAATACTGAGCATTAATTAGTAGATAAGAATATTTACAAAGGTAGTATGATGAAAGATAAATTTCTCTCTGCAGCTGATGATAGCATTGATGCTGTTTCTACAGAACAATTAGAGAATTCTGTTACAGAGACATTCGATGTTAAGTGGAAGAATCCCCCTAAGTTATCTAATTTAAAAGATGACTATACTGCAGCTTTACCTACACACTCATCTCACATTACTAATGTAAATAATTGGTTAGATGTATTAGCAGGTACACCCAAAACCAAATTCGCTAAGAATAGATCTAGTGTACAACCTAAACTTGCACGTAAGCAAGCTGAATGGCGTTATTCAGCATTATCAGAACCTTTCCTTAGCTCTAGTAATATCTTTGATGCCCAACCTGTTACATGGGAAGATGTTAAGGCTGCAGAACAAAATACTCTAGTATTAAACCATCAGTTTAATATTAAGCTTAATAAAGTAAGATTCATTGATGAGTATGTTCGTACAGGTGTTGATGAAGGTACTATTATTGTTAAGGTAGGTTGGGAATACGAAGAAGCTGAGCAAATGGTAGAAGAACCTGTAATGGGTATGGTTCCTGTACAAGATCCAGCTCAAGCTCAACAAATGATTGCTCAAGGTATTCCACCATTCCAAGAAGCTCAAGTGGGTACTAAGTTAGTTAAGAAAATGGTTGCTGTAGAGAACCGCCCTACTGCTGAGATATGTGAATTTGAAAATGTAATCATTGATCCAACATGTAAAGGTGATATTACTAAAGCTAAGTTTATTATTCACTCTTATAACGTTTCTATGGACGTTCTAAAAGCTGATAAGAGATATAAGAACTTAGATAATATTCAATTTACTGGTGAAGATCCTAGTACTTATCCAGACTACAATGATAAAGATGCTGGTAACTTATTTACGTTTAAAGATAAAACTCGTAAGAAAGTAGTAATGTATGAGTACTGGGGTTATTGGGATATTAATAATGATGGCTCATTAACATCTATTCTAGTTTGCTATATTGGTAATACTATTGTACGTATGGAAGAGAATCCATATCCAGATAAGAAGTTACCCTTTGTAGTAGTTCAGTACATTCCTGTTCGTAAGTCTATTTATGGTGAACCTGATAGTGTATTACTAGAAGATAACCAAGCAGTTATTGGTGCAGTAACTAGAGGTATGATTGATCTAATGGGTAGATCAGCTAATGCTCAACAGGGTATTAGAAAAGATGCTCTAGATGTAGTGAATAAACGTAAATTTGAACAAGGTGAAGATTACCAATTCAATCCTAATATTGCGAGTCCTGATCAAGCAGTATTCATGCACAGATACCCTGAGATTCCTCAATCAGCTATGATGATGATTCAGTATATGAATAACGAAGCTGAGTCTATTACAGGCGTTAAAGCTTATAATACAGGTATTGGTGGTCAAGGTTTAGGCAATACAGCTACAGGCGTTAGAGGAGCTTTAGATGCAGCTTCTAAACGTGAACTAGGCATTCTTCGTAGATTAGCTGACGGTATTGTTCAAATAGGTCGTAAATTCATTTCAATGAATGCTGAATTTCTATCTGATACTGAAGTAGTTAGAATTACAAATGATAACTTTGTACCAGTCAAGAGAGATGATTTAGCAGGTAATATTGACTTACGCTTGACAATTAGTACTGCAGAGACAGATAATGAAAAAGCACAAGAATTAGCATTTATGTTACAGACATTAGGTAATAATGTACCTATGGATGTAACTATGATGATTATGGCTGATATTGCTAAGCTTCGTAAGATGCCAGATTTGGCTAAGAAACTTGAAGATTATCAACCTCCTGCTCCAGATCCTATGCAGCAACAGATGCAGCAATTACAGCTACAGATGCTACAAGCACAGGTTATGAATGAACAGGCTAAAGGTCAAGAGAATCAAGTTGATGCTCAATTGAAATTAGCTAAAGCAGGTGTAGCACAGGCTCAGGCTCGTAAGATGAGTAGTGATGCAGATATGACTGACTTAGAGTTTGTTAGTAAGTCTACTGGTGTTGATCATCAACAGACTAAAGATTTAGCTGCACAAACACATCAACAAAATATTGATGAACATGCAGCAAAAGCATTGCTCGAATTTCATAAAGAAAGGGCAATGCCTAAAGAAGACGCAGAATAATAGGGTAGGCGTACCCATAACTTAAAGGTAGATAGAAATGACTGAAGTAAACCAAGAAGCTCAACTAGCTGAAATTGAACTCTCTTTAGAGCAAGCGAAAGAAGTAGTAGCCGTAGGGTTAGCGTTACAACGACTTTATACAAATCCAGATTTTTTAAAAGTAATTGCTGATGGTTACTTTAAGGATGAAGCATTACGTTTAGTTTACCTTAAAGGTGATAACGTATTAGATACTGAAGCCTTAAAAGATGTAGACAATCAAATTATTGCTATTGGATTATTGAGAGCTTATTTCCGTAAAGTTATGGGTCAAGCTCAACAAGCTCAACAAGCTATTCAAGACATGCAAGATATGCAGCATGAAATTTTGAATGGTGAAGAGCAATGAGTACAGAAATTAATTATTTAGGAATGTCTGATGAGGACATTCTAGCAATGGATCTGGAAGACTTGAAAGGGTCTTCTAGCCATACAGCTAATTCTGATGAATCAGTTAGTACATCTGAAGAAGATAATACTGTAAAAGAGTCTACAGAAGCTCCTGAAGATACTACTTCTGAAGATGAGGGTGAAGCAGAGCAAACTACAGATACTAATCCAGTTGACGAACAGGAAGTAGCTGAAGAATCTCCGCATAAAGATGTCTCTACCAAAGATGTCAAAGATGTTTCTAAACCAGAAACAACAATAGACTACAAGGCAGCTTATGAACGGTTACTAGCACCGTTTAAAGCTAATGGTAAGACTGTACAAGTAGATAGCGTTGAGGACGCTATATCGCTTATGCAAATGGGTGCAAATTACAACAAACGTATGCAGGAATTAAAACCTAATTTACGTATTGTGAAGATGCTAGGGGATAACGGACTATTAGATGAAGCTAAACTTAATATGCTTATTGAAGTTGCTCAAGGTAAGCCTGAAGCAATTAAGAAGCTAGTAGCTGATAGTCAGTTAGATGCGTACTCCCTAGATGCTGAAACGGACTCTAAGTACACACCCAATGATTACCGCGTAAATGACTCACAAATTGAGTTAGACGAAGTAATTAAGGAGTTACAGGAATCATCAGTATTTACACGTACTGCAGATGTAGTGGGCAACAAATGGGATGCTTCTAGTAGACAGGAGATTGCTACTAATCCATCTATCCTTCGAGACATCAATACACACATGGAAACAGGTGTATTTGATATCGTAATGGCAGAGATTGATAAGCAACGTATGTTAGGTAGAACTCCTAAAGGCATGAATGACTTACAGCTATATGCTAAAACTTTACAGTACTTGGGTGAACTTGAGAGAGCTAAAAATGCTTCTCAAAGCGGTCAACAAACTAACAGTAAAGATGAAGTTCGTAATAGTAAGCGTAATGCAGTTGCTGCTACAAAAAGTACTGTTTCTACAAAGAGTTCAGGTACTCCAGACTTTTTATCTATGTCAGATGAAGAGTTTGAGCAGTATTCTAAAACTGGTTTGTATAAGACAGTTTAAGTCTGTTTTAGGTTAAAAGGAATATTATTATGTCTCGTATTTTTGGTACAGGCGCTGATGCGTCAATTAACGGTTCTGGTGCAACTCAGCTTCAACCACATTATTACTACAAGAAAGCTCTTATCGACATCGTTAAAGAGCAACACTTCATGCCTTTGGCTGATGTACGTACTATGCCTAAGAATTTCGGTAAAGTAATTAAACAGTATCACTATCTTCCTTTATTGGATGATCGTAACGTAAACGACCAAGGTATTGATGCTACTGGCGCTACCATTGATAACGGTAACTTGTATGGTTCATCTAAAGATATCGGTACTATCTCTGGCAAATTACCTGCATTATCTGAAACTGGTGGACGTGTAAACCGTGTTGGTTTTAAACGTTTAGAACTTCAAGGTTCTTTTAACAAGTTCGGTTTCTTTGATGAGTATACTCAAGAGTCTCTAGACTTTGATACTGATGAAGAATTGGAAATGCACGTTACTCGTGAAACTCTTCGTGGTGCTAACTACATGACTGAAGCAGCTTTGCAGATTGACTTGTTAAATGCTGCTGGTGTAGTTCGTTATGCTGGTGTAGCTACTTCAAATGCTACTATCACTGGTGAAGGTTCTACTCCTTCTGTAGTTTCTTATACTGACTTGATGAAGTTAGGTATTACTTTGGATAACAACCGTTGTCCTAAGCAGACTACATATATGAAAGGTTCAACAATGATTGATACCATGACTATTCCTAGTGCTCGTAGTCTATTTATCGGTACTGAGTTGATTCCTTTAATTCGTGGAATGAAAGATTTGTTTGGTAATCAAGCATTTATTCCTGTACAGCGTTATGCTGCTGCTGGTGCAATACTTCCTCACGAATATGGTACTATTGATCAGTTCCGTATCATTGTTAACTTAGATATGGCTAAATGGGCTGGCGCTGGTGTATCAGCTACTTCAGCTAATTTGGGTTACCAAACTACTTCTGGTAAGTATGACGTATTCCCAATGTTAACTGTTGGTTCTGGTTCATTTACTTCTATTGGTTTCCAAACTGATGGTAAAACTGTTAAGTTTGTGATTAAGCATAAGAAACCAAGTGATAATATCACTACTCAAGATCCTTACGGTGAAGTAGGTTTCCATTCTATTAAATGGTACTATGGCTTTATGGCTCTACGTCCAGAATGGATTGGTGTTGTTAAAACTGTAGCTCCAGTTTAATAGAGCTAACTAAGTAGAGGGGAAACCCTCTACTTATTCATATAATAAACTGATTTAAAGGTAGCAGAATATGTCTGAAGAAATTATGAATAAAGAAGCTGAACTTCAAGAAGAACCTACATTAGATGAGCTTACTATGCTTAAGGCTAGAGCTGATCAGTTAGGTATTAGTTATCACCATAAAGTAGGTTTAGAAAAGCTGCGTAAAATGGTTAATGATGCTATTAATGGTGATTCTGAAGAAGCAGATGAAGCTCCTGAAGAGCTTACAGAACAGCAACAACGTATGAAAGTTCGTGAAGATATGATGGCTTTAGTACGTGTTAATATCCATTGTAATGATCCAGCTAAGAAAGAATGGCCTGGTGAAATTATTACCGTATCTAACTCTGTAATTGAAGCTAAAAAGTATGTTCAGTATGACACTACTGAAGGTTATCACATCCCTAAGATTATTTATCTTGCTCTTAAAGATAAAGAGATTCAATTGTTCCGTACAATTAAGTCAGCTAAAGGTGTAGATATTAAAGAACCTTATCTAGCTAAAGCATATGCTATTGAGGTACTACCTCCACTTACTCAAAAAGAGTTAGAGCAGTTAGCTGCTGATCAACGTGCTAGACACGCTATTGATTAATTGATAATAAAGTAACATACCTTTTCACCTCCTTAATTGGAGGTGCTTTTTACATAAGATTTAGGATAAACCATGTCAATCGAAACTGATGCAGCTGACTTTAAAGCTATTGTAAATAATGAACCTACAGCAAATACTTCTGGATTCTTCGTTGAATTAATGACTAGTATTAATGCTTATGTAAAAGGTGAATACACCTCTGGACGCATTACAGGTACAGAATATGCTAACGTCTATTTAGGAGCTATGCAAAGTGCTTTAGCACAAGCAGTACAATATGCTTCGCAAAAAGGTACTAGTGATGCTCAAGCAGCTTTACTAACAGCACAGAAAGCTCAAGTAGAAGCTGAAACATCTGTTACAGTTGAGAAGCTTCGTGGTGAAACCTACACAGTTGACTACTTAATGCCCTCGCAGCTAAATGAAAGTATAGCTAAAGTATCATCTTTACAAGCTGAAGCTAGTAAAGTAGAAGCTGAAAAACTAGTAATGTCTGCTAAGGCTGTAAGTGAAGTTTCTAATAAGTCTTTGATTGATGCTCAAGTAAGTAAAGTAGCTCAAGAAAACCAATTAATTGCGCAACAGGTAGTTACAGAACAGACTAAACGTGAATTGTTAGATGCTCAGAAAAATGATACTACTGCAAATTTAGCTGTGAAGACTGCTGAAGTAAACAAAACTGCTGCTGAAGTGTCTCTAATACAAGCTAAAGTATTAACAGAAGCTAAGCAACCTGATGCAGTTACAGCTACTGCTGAGCTTACTAGAGCTAAAGCTATTACAGAAGTATCTAATAGAGATTCTTTAGCTGCACAGACTACATTGTATAAAACTCAAGCTGCTGCATTTAAAGGTAAACAATCTCTTGATGCTGCATCTAAAATGATTGATGGTGTAACCATGCTTACTACTTCTAAAGTACCTCCTGAAGAAGTAACTAAGATGGCAGGGTATGTATTTGGTAATTCTGGGGCTATACAATCTGCTATGGGTGTTGCTTTAGAATTCCCTAATATAAACTAAGATAGGTTAATACTATGGGATTCTTTAGTGATGACTATAATGTATCTGTAGGGATGTCTGCATCTGCATTGATTCCTGAAGAGTCCTTTACACCTTTTGCTGCACGTATGGTAGCTTTTTATTTAAAGTATAAGAATCTACCTATGTTTTTTGAAATGGAAAGAGCTTCAAGCAATAAAACAGGTGTTAATGCTTTAAATAGAGCTATTGAATGGTCTAGAATTAATTATCCAAGAGGAATACCTACAGCTGAAGGAGTTGCATTAACTGTGGCTTCTAAAGACACAGAAAAAATCGTTTATAACTATTTAGTTGCTAAAGGTACTTTAAAAGGTACTATAGGTAGCTAT